CTCACATTCTGCGCTCTGCAGTGCAATCCGTTGTAGATCCGTGTTCTGGTCATTTGTTGACACCCTGATATAGCCAATCAGCACGCTGAGTTCTCCGCAAATGACCGCAAGTGTGCCAGCGCGGGCCGGTAGAGGGCCAGGTGATTGCTTCCCGTAAACCTCGGTTTAGGCGACGCGGCAAAAAAGACCGTCGGGAACGGTGCCGGGCAACTGCCAGATATGAGTTTCTTTTCAATGGTGAGAAGCGGAAACGGATACTGTAAATTTCCGCACGGGCTGATCTTACAGTGGGGTTTTGGCAGCTTTGCGCAGCAGGCAACCACGACAGTTACGCTGCCTGTCGCGTTTCCAACAGGAGGATTTACGGTTGTTGCTAATAAGGGAACGTCAATTCCGCTTAAAGGCGAGTACTGCGTAGGGACGCAGTTTAAGGATAAGTCATCTTTTCTTCTTTCAAATACCGGTCCGGATGCCACTACTCCACAAGGCATTTGGTGGCTGGCAATAGGGCACTAAATGAAAAAATACTCACCTTCAAATAATGCGTTTTACGACATCGCTATCAATAAAGTGATCCCCGATGATGCGATTGATATTACTGAAACAGAGTGGGCCGGTTTGCTTGCCGGGCAGGCAAAAGGGAAGCTGATTACCTGCGGTGTTGATTTCCGCCCGTGCCTGACTGAGCAGCCGCTACCGACGGCAGATGAACTTATCAGCCAGGCAGAATACAAGCGCAGTAAGCTGAGGGCTGAGGCCGATACGGCCATACTGCCCTTACAGGATGCGGTCAACTTAGGGATCGCCACTGATGATGAGGCCAGTCAGCTTATCACCTGGACGACGTACCGGGTAATGCTGATGAGGATTAACACGGATGCCCCTGATAAAATTATATGGCCTGAACAGCCCGAATAAAAAAGCGGGCTTTTGCATGGCCTCAGGGTTAGACCCACAAGGGAAAATGAGCCAAAATTCGAACACGCGGCCAGCAAAGAGTAAATATCGACCGTATTACCATGATTTATTCCGAAGCAGTCAGCTCCGCATCTAAAGCGTGCTGAGAACTGACGTAAGTTAAATAACGTGGATAATGGTATGCGTGTTGGCAGCCTGCCGAATACGCTGGAAGTAAAAAACGATGATATAAATCAGCCAATAGGATACTTTAATGATTAAAGCTCTTAATTATCAGAGGTTTCTTTTGCCTGCCGATAAAGTTGATATCGATTTTTATACCCTCCAGCTCAAACGACTGGCAGCACGCTACCAGTCTGGCGAAAACCTGAAAAGTATTACAGAAAATGTTAAGGGACTGATTAAATCACTTGAGAAAAAGCTTGGAGATGATTGTGATTATCAGGTTGCTTGCTGGGGAGATTTATCCCGGAAACTGACGCCCTTGGTTCGCAACACTTCTGACCCGAAGTGGGTTAGTACCATATCCTATGCAGTAAAGCAAGTCAATTCTAAGAAAAATATGGCCCTCCACAGACGTAAGCGACGCAATAGCTGAGCCTCTTCCCGGGATAATTTAGATGTTAAATGAAGGCAACTTGCCTTCAGGCATCATGCTTTGTAACCAGAATGAAATATATGTTCACATCTTTAGGTGATCGATCAATAATGCGCACCTTTAACTCTGCTGCACACAAGGCGTTTAATGGGTTTTTATTATTATATTTCAATGTATTGTGACGTTTCTGAAATATTGTACATGCATTCTTCTGGCTGTAAATCATTACCAAGGTTTACTAATCGGGTCTTTCTGGGAACTTTTTACAACCCCCGTGATGCCCTGAAAGTAGCCAGAATAAAAGAGGGTGGCGTGAAGCCCTGTCCTGAATGCCTTTCCTGCTTACGTAAAGATCAGGCGTGACAGGATTATTTTAGGGTGCCGATCATACGGTCATCTGATTAGGTACTTTGGCTAAGCACACTGTAAAGTACGATGAGGCTGTAATAATTTTTGAGCCTCATCAATTGAGATAATTGTAAAATGTCAGATCAGTTTTTTCATACTGATGTCACGAATTGCATCTGATCGAACTTCATTCCTTCCCTGACCGCGCAGGCTGACTTTAAGCAGGAAGAGTATTGCCCGGAACCGGACAGACTCAGGCCCGTGGCGCATGACGTAGTTCCGAAGGGATACCACCATATAATTTCCTTACCTGCCATCTTTATCCCCGGAAGTGACTCCGGGGATATAGTTTGCTTATATTTAAGCGGCCCTAACCAGATAACTGGTTTCTTTTTTAAGAAAGCTGTTATTCAATCAGTGCATAACACTGACGCAATGACTTAAGTTTCCTTTCCACGGCGACTCACTTTTCCTCCTTTACGTCCAGCCTCAACAGCTCTTACTGGATCATTCTTGAAATTACCTCCACTTAACTGCCCACCTTTACGACCTTCTTCTGAAGCCCGCTGCGGATTCGCTGCAAAATTTCCTGCTCCACCCCGACGTACAGTCATTTTCAACACCTTTTTTAGATAGCATCAATAGAGATCTAAACATTGTGCAGATTCATTTAAATATCCAGAAAAAACAATAATATAATTTAGAATAAAAACTCACTTTTTACTTACCGTTTCGCTTTATTTGATATTTAATTCTTTCAATATCAATATGCCCAGTGAAAAATGTGTACATAAGTGCCGAATTACGTACAGATTTTCACTGGCATGGTTTTAAGAGTAATCTTAAAGGTCAGGAGGGAAGTAACAGAGGTTTAAGATGAGGTATCCAGAAAAGACGATTTTTAGAGGCTACTCCATTTAGATAATGCTAACTTTAATTAAAAATGACATTGATGAAGATTACGGTAGTTGATTGTCAAAATGATTCCATGAATTAATAATTATTGTTCCCCCTGTCTTTTTGACTTTCATTTCTGCAAGTCGAGATCTGAACAGAAATGACTTTGAATTAATTACACCATAATAAAGCCAATCTTAGCTGTAACAAACAGCTCTCAGTAGCCCGGCCAAACGTAATTGCAGCTTATAACAGAAAGCTTCGGCCAACCCTTGTTTTCCCTGAGCTATTAAAACGCCAGCTCAATCCAGAGCTGGCTCAATTTCTTCAGTTTGGTGTTACCGGCCATTCAATATCGGGTGCCTTACTGGTATCAATCCGGCTGAGTGCTACCCGGTATCGCTTCCATTCTGCCAGGCGGGCGATCTCCGCATCAGTTGCAATGCTGATATCAATTGCATCCTGCAACGGTGCAATGGTCCGGTTTGCCTCATCCATTTCGGCTGCAAGCCTGCTGCTGGCAATCAGTACCGCATTCTCTGTATCCGTTACCGGGGCAGTAAACACGCCGTCACTATACCGATAATTTACATCAGGCTGTTCAGGCATCCCGGTGACCTCCACCCATATCAGTGACGGGTGATAGAGTTCTTCAGGCTTCACATCCAGCGAAACAATTTCTGCAACGCGCTGATTTTCAATGCGGGCATACGTTTTCATCAGCTGAACTCCTCAATGTAGATCACCCCGTTTGAGCCATAGTTGCCAATGTAAGGCGTTGTCCGGATATTCCCGCCACCGCCTGCGCCGAAAGTAGCCTGAGCAACGGAAGTAAGGCCCTCCGCGCTACGCGGCCCGCCTCCCCAATAGCTGACACCACCATCACCAGATCCGCCACGGTAAGGGTTCGATGAGGCACTGACAACGCCCGGTGCATCGCTGCCATCACCTCCCTGAATATTTAAATCGCCACCTACAGCCAGACCGCCGCCCCCACCGGCATCGCCGCCAGAGTTGCCGCCGTTACCGGCTGTCAGCTGACCGTTGAAAGTGCTGCTGGTTGAATTTTTTGATTCATTACTGCCCTGGCCTACAACGCCCGCATAGATTTTAGAATCATCAAGGTCCAGGGTTGCAATCACCGTTCCGCCTGCACCCCCACCGCCACCCCTTGCGCGGAAATTTTCGCCCCAGCCCAAAAAGCCATAGCCGCGTCCGCCACCGCCGGTAATGATGATTCGGGCACGTTTAGTGCCGGGTGTAGGTTTGTAGCTGATCGCGCCCGGCGTGGTAAAAATCTGGTGGCCAATAAAACGGCCTGAAAACTTTTCTGTTAAACCGAGGTTTTTGAGAACGTCAGCAATCAGACCGGCGTCTTTGATTTCTGCAAGGGCATTTGCGATCTGCAGGTACTGGCTGTGCGGGTTATCAGCATCGGTATGCTTTTTCATTACGCTGTCTGCGTAAGCCTTCACCTCAATCACGTTATCATCAACATACTTGCGCGTTGCCAGCACCACGGACGGGTCGATTTTCAGCGTCACCGCGCTGGTACTGTTCACAATCAGGATCATACGCACGGTCTGCGTGCGGCCGCTGCCCTCCTGCAGCTGCGGCTTATAGGTTTCCGCACAGTTTGCAACGGCAATCAGCACGCCGTCGGCGTCAAACAGGCCAATCTCACGGATCCAGAATCCGCCCTCGCTTTCCGGGATAATCTGCTCGGCAATAATCTGGCTGCTGTTGGCCACGTCAACCGCAAGCGCGTTAAGTGGCGCACGGCGCTTTTCACCGATGAGCTTTGTCTGTGCCGCGTCTGGCGTTGGCAGCGTGCCGCCGCCATCACCCACGGCCATTGAGGCAATATCCACTTTCGTGCCGAGCGCGGCGGCGTTCGCCAGCTTAGCCGCGCCCTGATTGGTCAGCAGGGCAAAATATTTTGTCGTCATGCTCTCACGCTCTCACTTCCGTCAGGTCAATAAGATGCACCGCCGCGCCGGAATAGACCGGCCCGCCGACGCTGATAAGTTCAGGGGTGTAGGGATAAACGGTCAGCTCATCGCCGCTGTAGCAGGTGGCAGCAACCGGGATAGTGCCGCTGGCATCGAGGTTAATTGACAGCCCGATGAGGTGTCGGCTGACCGGCTTTGCATCCGCTATCAGCCGCTCCAGTTCGTTATACATTTCCTCCGTAA